TCGTTAACTGATAACTTAAAGAACGATGTATTTAAAGGGAAGAGAGATAGCATTAGCTTTGAACTCAGCACGTTACATCCTTTAGCACCCAGTGACTGCCAAGGTATCGGTAGTTTTTCACCTTCACCGAAACCTTCTTCAGTCATTAAGTATGGGATTGTTAATGCCGCTGCTTCTCTTGCCGCATCTAAAAATTGTTGTCTTCCTGATCTCAAACTTTCATAGCGTGATAACGCTGTTTGTTTCATTATTTAGGAATATTTAAAGTTTTATTATTAGAACCAGATCCACTTCCAGTGTTTAGAGGGATACGAAATCTGCTGACTCCTTTAGTTCTTGCAGCTAATTCTTTTTTAGTTTTTCTTTTCTTGATTACTGCCTCATCACCTTGCCCAGCACTCGTTGACATAGGAGGTGGTAATGTATCCGCGCCTTGTGGGGTGATAGGTGCGGGAGCTGATGGCGGTTGCTTCGGCTCTTCGTACTCTGGCATATCAGGAATATCAGGTTGGCACATCTTTTTTATTGTGTAAATGTTCAACGACACTACGCTGCCCAGCTCTGTACATAATCAAAGCTAGGGTGTCATCAGGGTTGGGTGTATATGCAGGGAATGTTTGTTCTAGTTCGTCAACAAGTTCATCTAGAAATCCAACACCCCCATTCATAACTTGAAAGCTATCCATATGAAGGTAAGTCTCTGTTATCGCTCTCAAAAAATGCTGGCATCCTTGAGCGTTTGGTTTCTTTTAAGTTGGCTTTACCACTGCGATATAGTGAGTCGCTAGTGTTAATCCAAAAGTCTTTGTTTAGATATTTGTTATCGTCGTTGCCAAGAGTATCCATGACCCAAGCAACAGTCTGCCTTCTTAGATTATCTAGGTTTTTAGAATTGCCGATCTTTAAATCTTTGCACACCATCTGATGCTGCAATACATGAATCGACTCATCCCCAGATATATCCTGAGATATAGACCTAGCAGCCATGTCACCGCAGTATCTATAAAAAGGTAGGAGTACAAAAAATACCGATCTTTCCAAAACAGCCGTTTTAAGAATGGGGTGTTCTGGAGCTTCAAGCCATGTCTTACGAATGACAGTTGCCTCTCTCTCAGACTTCTCATCCACACCATGTGCATTAACGAGATAGTTGAAAGCAAGATCATGCTTGTCTTCGTCTTTCTGATTTGATCTAAGTGCTTCTTCACATCCATCTATTTGTGGTAACTCTTTTGCTAATCCTTGTTCAAGCATTTCTTTTACAGGAAGCTCTAGCGTTCTTAGTGCTAAAGCTCTGTAAAAAGTTTCTTCTGAACCCTCCAATAGTTTTCCTTTAGTTACTTCTATTGGTGTCCATTTTCGTTTTCTATTTTTTAATTTCGTGTAGGGGCTAATCATTATTCTGCACAAGTTGAACACACATCGTTTTCTTCAAAATTAAATAAGTCTTTATAATCTTCGTCATCAATTAGTGCAGCGGCATCATCCTTTCTTTGAGTATCTGGCATCACTCTTAGTGAGTAATACATGCTTGTCAATGGAGAATCTAACCATCTCTGAATAAACTCTTCATCGTATGTACATACATCTGTCCATGTATTAAATGAGTAGCCATGAAATAGTCCAGTGTTTTCTAACAACTGACATATCCCAGTGGCAACAGAATAGTATGCTTCCCAACCAACCTCCCAAGCAGTCTCAACGTAGCCATAGTCAACAGACTTAACACCATAAGTTGAACTGTCTCTATCAACACTGGTTGCTATTGGTGGAGCAATCTCAGGTGTCGAAGTATAGCCATTATGATCTGAGTATCTATATGAACAAGTAGCAGTAGGAGCAATAGCAAAAGCTCTGTCCATGTTGTACTTGTCAGCTACATCAGCAGCGGCATTGATAGCTCTCATAAAGTAGAGTGCTAGATCCCATGCTTCGGTATCTGTTTGTTCTAATGTTGCACCTTCTCCAGCGTTCAGTACTGCCAAGGCTTCACCAAACTCTTTGTATGAAACATCGTAGTAACTGAGGAAGTTAGCTAGTCCAATCATTCCTAAGCCAACCTGTCTGTCATCTTTTGGATGACGATAGTAACCATCTCTATCTACACCTGTCTTTGGATGTAGTTCACATAGCTCTTTCATTGCCTGTTCAAACACAGGTATAAGTTCCTGTTTCTCACACGCCGCCAAGTTCACATGTTGGAGCAAACAACTGCCTTTATTTAAAAGTGCAACCTCTAAACATACATTGAACCTGACTCTTCTACCTTTCTTGTCATATCTTTTTTTTGCTAACCATATATCTCCAGCCTGTATTCCATGCAGCAATACTCCTCTTGTATATGGTGCTAAGTTGTCCCATGATTCTTGGTCAATATTCACACACCTTTTTACCCAAGGTAGCTCGCCCCTTTTTGCAGTTATGAAATCAACTAAGTCAGCATGGTCAGCGTCAAGATGCAATGTAATCGCACCTGATCTGTAGACTCCACCTCTCCTCAGTACTTCGTTAAGTGTTGAATATATCTTGCCAAAACTTACAGCCCCACTAGCAATTAAACCTTTACCATTGTCAGATCCTTTAGGTCTAAGGTTGCTTAGGTGTACAGCTACTCCAGCTCCATGTCTTAATGCGTAACTTGCAAATGTCCAAGAGTCCTGTATGGACTCCATGTTATCTTCGGGTACAACGATTGTGCATGAAACAGGTAGGCGGTGTGATGGTTCATCAAGCCAAGATTGTACACGTCCTGTTCTTGCTATTTTTTCTTTCATACTATGTCTTCTAAATAAGGGGGTTTGTAGTTTCGACCTTTGGTTACTTTTCCGTTTTTATCTTTGACGGGTTTGCCATTCTCAAGCTTGGACATATTACTTTTAAATACTCTGTCCAATGCTTGATCTAGTTCCCATCCAGCAGCGGTGGCATATTGAAAACAAACAAAGACAAGATCTGCTAGTTCTTTGAGTGCATATTGATCTGGTTTATAATCAGCAACTGCTTGATTAAACTCCCAGTACTCCTCACGAATGAGGTTTCTTTGTAGTGTTAGATCAGCTTTGTCTTTACCTATTGGCTGATCCATTTGCAACCTAAATTGGATTGCTTGACCTTGAAAGTCATAGTGCGTAAGTGCCATCTAGTTTTTCAATAATGGATATTTTTTTTGAGAGATATGTTTTGGCTTTTTTTAAATCTTCAAGTACGTCTTCGCTTGGTTTATGACCAGCTCTACATACATACTTGATTACATTGCCAAGAAAATAGTCGAGGTCTTGATCTTCAATGAAGTCCCATACCTCTATGATGCCCCTTTGGTAATGGTCGGGTGAATACTTGCTACTCATCTAATTGGTCATTAATTTTTTTTAAGAAATCGTTCATCCATTCCTCCCAAACCACAGCTCCGTGTGGGAGATCAGATCCTCTATACATACGAGAAACCAATAAATGATTCCTTATATATATGAGTTCCTGTTTAGTTAGATATGGTCTGTTCATGGCGTGAACAATATTGGTTCTTGTTTATCGAAATCCCAATCCTGTGCATGCAGAATCTTGGCTAGTCTTAGGTTTCTTAAAGCATCAGCTTCTGTGTATCCGTGTTTGCAGTAGGTTTCAACAACCGTACCCCAGTAACTACCGTCACAAGCATTGAGTATTGTCTGTGCTTTCTTCTTACCTATACCCTTGACTCCGCTGTATCCATCTACCGTGTCACCGCTCAAGCATTGCTCATATAATTTATACTCTGCTTGCTCAGGTGTTTGCGTAAACTCTTCCTTCAAGTTGTAGATGCGACATGGTATTTGTTCCATGTCTTTGTCTGGACTGACAATTACAAAGTTAGTTAGATCACCTCGGCTGGCTAAAATGCCCAGTACATCATCAGCTTCTAGCTGTGGCATGCGAACACAGTTGTATTCAGTCATTGCCCAGTTCAATAGCCGTTTAAATCCACAAGGTTTACGTTTGGTTCTGTTTGACTTATAAGTGCTGTCTATTTTTTTTCTAAAATTTCCGAGGTCAGTAAACGTCATTATCATGTCGTCGGTATCAAACCTCTCTTTTAATTGCTTGACATCTGATCTAATTATTTTTTGACCATTGGTTAAACTACCAGCGATCACAGTCAGATCAGCGTCCCAAGTCATTTCATACTCGGATGCAGATGCCGCTCTATAAAAAAAGTAATCAGCGTCTAGCAATATTGTTGTTGGTTTCAGTTTCATTAGTGAGATATATAAAAGCCCGCTTCACCGTGTCGGGATCATCATGTAACAAACCAATACCGCTGTTGCAAGATCTACAAATGTACCCTCGAAAAGATAATTTCTTATGGCAATGATCCAAGACCCACTCGCTCGTGTACTGTCCACATATTTGGCAGTTACCAGCGGCGGGTTCTGGATGTGTTTTTTTAAGAGTATTGCGGATATTGTTTTGAATGTTTGTACACTCTTTGCAGCGGTTTCTCGTAGCTCTGTGTCGTCCATCAGCTCTAGTAAATTGGTTATCTGGTTTACGTTTATTACATGTTTTACAAACTTTAGTGGCAGTCCCACCAAGTAAGTCCTGACTTTGATTCGGCGGCAAGTTCGCATCGAAAAGCGAGCATTGCTTGTACGTCAATAATTGTTTCCTCTAATATTTTCTTTGCTTCGTTTGTGTCTTTCGGATGAACTGATAGCTGTATTTCATCATGGATAAAAGCCAAGGGAACAAAGTCCACATGCTGTGCTTTTAATTTCTTGATAGATTCAACTAGCCAAGTCTTGCAAATGATTGCCCCAGCACTCTGGATTAAGTAGTTCATGGCGACATGTGATTTGTCACCTATCCTCAAGGGTCTACCATCCAGTGCTTTGAGTACACCAAACCTTGCTTTCTCTTGTATTGCTAGTGATAGCTCTCTATAACCTTTTAAGTTACTCAATACAGCAGCTCTTATCCTTTTCCCTTCTTTTGCAGCTTGTTTTTTATCAAAACCAGCACTTAA